TTTTCACGTTCTTCCCTATCTTTTTCTTCCTTATAAATAAGAAGAGCTTTTGGAGTCATGTCCCAAAACTCTGCATAGGAAATACCGCAACGTGCAGCCATCGGCAACCAGTATTGGTAAATATAATCTGTGTAACTGGAAAAATGAATTATTCTTCCGCTGTTACTTCCTGATTCTCGTCTGTTTTCTTCTTCTGGTTCTTCTTCGGTTCTTCCGTTTCCAGACCCAGCATCTTTTTGAAAAAATCAGACTGTTTAACTGCCTCCGCAAATGCATCGGTAATATCGAACATAGAACCACCACCGAGAATATGCTGTGTAACAACACGCTCTGCCTCGGCACGATCACATTTCAGTACTACACAAGTAAACGCCATAGCAATAAGAGTCATCTGACCTCTTGAAAATGCTTCTGTGATTGAAATTCCCTGACTTTCCATGTGTGTATAGTCACCGAACTGTAATTCCGGTACGTTGTATGTCTTGTTATTGATTTTCACTTTAACCATATCGGTATCTCCTTTTAACTAAAAAATAGGAAGCCTGTTACGACTTCCTATCCTGATTTTTACTGCATATTACCCAGCAAACTGAGTAGCAGCATCTTTATTGTAAACTTCTGTTGATGGCAGAATAGAAAGTGTCATTTCTCTTGCTCCGTTTACGGCACCCTCGTTTACGAAAATGTCATGCTGTCCTTTCCAAGAGAACTTTCCGTCTTTTCCATCTGCGCCAAAATCAAGCTCATAAATCTGATCTGTATTGGCTGTCTTTTTGATAGCGTCAAACTTTTCCTTGTCATAGTTACAAGTAAACTGCATTGCGCTTACGGACTGTACACCCGGAACAAATGTCTGCGCATTGTCTTCCAGATCAGTAGTTTCAATTGTTTCTCTTTCTCCACCTAACTGTGGATAGCTTTTGATTTTGCATAACTGTGCAAGAGCTGATGCAGTAGCACCGGCTTTAAGTACAGTGTTAATTGTGCTCATTCCAGCTGACAT